CTTTGTTTTTTCTATCTTTTTTTTAATGTTATATGTCGCTTCAACTATGGTGATGTATTCTTTTGCTGCTTTTATAGCCTTGGTTTGATTTCTCCAGTTATAGTTAGAGTCATCCATCAATGAAATCATCTTATAGCGTTTCTGACAGTCCTCATTCATTGCATTCAAATCATGCTCTGCTTCACGCAACCAATCCCAATCTTTAGTCAGGCAATAATCTAGGATACCCCTTGTGTCAGGATTCTTAATCTTTTCGAGCTTTTCCTTGGAGTCACAATAACCATACCCATATTCACGGGTTGATTTGCCAATCGTATTGAAAGCGTCTCTGATTTTAGATAACTCTTTATCCGCTTCACTTTCACTTTCCCGATTCATTTCATGGTAACGAGTGAGATATGTTTTAGCTAATGACTCTGGAAGTGAGTCGATGAAACTATCATCTTTTTCACTCATCGTTATTAACGCATCACAAAATCCATCATTGCGGTCACATAATTTGGTATGGTTTTCTGCTACCAATTTGAAGTATAAATCTTCGACGTAGCCAAGCTCACCGATATAATTTTGAAACGCTTCAATCGCCCAATTTTCAAAGTAAGTCCATTGCTTGCCGTCTACTGCCTTTAGATTCTTTTCGGTAGGTTTCATCGCATAAACAGTAGGAACATCTATACCTATGTTTGTTAATGCTTTTACCTTTTTAACGAGGTGCGAGGGATGATTTTCTCCTTCCCTATCATTTCCCCAATAGAATTTATCCACGATGACATAAACTCCCCCTTCATCTAAATCAACTTCATTAGACTGAAAGAAATCACTTCGACAGTTATGATAATGACCATGAGAGCATTCCGCATCCAGAGAGAAAACCTTGGTGCTATGCTTTGAATTTTTAGAAGTAGTGCCTCCCGATACTGTCGAGTTGCTTGGGTATATATCACGCAATACAATTTTGGGATACTCTGACAGTTTTTTCGTAGGAAAATCAAATTTAGTTTGGTCGTAAAACTCCTGCTTGGCTTTGCTTTCGCGGAAGTTTATCAAATAAACAGATTCATATACGGGAGTGTCCTTGTGCTGCTCATCACGCTTATCGTAATTCTCCACTAAAGGTGCGATACGATTTAGTCTACCGTGATGCGTAGGCAAATCATCTATAATTATTAAAACATCATTTTTAGCATAAATGTTACTAGCCTCTTCACCTCTAACACGTTTACGATTACCGTAATGATTAGGTTTACTGAAATGTTTCAATTCAAGATGCTCAGATTTCCATTTTTGAGTGCTGAAAGTTCCATTAGTAACCTTGATGCCATTCCATAAAATACCCTTGGTTTCTACTATCTTGCGAATCTTTTGACCAAAACCTCCATGCCGAAAAGCCTCGTTATATAGAATCTTTACATCCCATAAAGTATCACACTCGTCAAACTTCTCGCCCAATACATCGGGTAGTTGTTTGATAATCGCTTCTAGTTTTTTAATGATAACATCTTTTGTCTTATCGGTATATTGCAATGCTTCACGGGAAGCAGAAATTTCCAAATCGCCAATCGCAAAATCAATCACGACTCCCGCTGAAATTAAATCTGCTCTCTCATCCTGCCAACCCAAGTTCAAGGCAGAGTAGTCTAGGGGATAGGCAATGTTGCCCATTACCGCATACGAGTCGCCTTTTACAAGACTCCAGTTATCTTTTGTAACGACAACTTCATCCTGCTCCAAATCTCTTTTTAGTTGCTCTTGGCTTGCTCCCTTGACGCTAGGAACAACCTTGAAATACTTATATAAACGAACTGCCTTTCTGTAAAACTCGTCATGGTCATCCGATTTTACTGGTATTACAATTTCAATACCATCCTTCTCATCGGTCTTTTCGGTATGAATCTTGGATATCTGACCAACATCAGATGGGTCGATAAAAGCGTTATATGTTGTTTTCGTTCCCTTAACATAAGAGTTTATGATAAAATTATCTCCATAAGCGAATGCTGACTTTGAACCAAGTCCCAACTGACCAATCTGTTCATTTGTGCCTCGCTTGGTAGATTCACCATACATTGCATAAATCTCAGAGACTTGAGTTTCTGTCAAACCTCGACCAAAATCTCGCACCTTAAACTCAGGCGTAAGAGCAGAGGGGAGAGTAACTAATATAGGTAGGTCTGCTTTACCCACTTCAATATGGGCATCTACCGCATTAGTAGAATACTCGCGGATAACTGCGAGAATCTTATCAGAATATAATTGATTTCGCAGGACGTTGAAGATATGAGAGAGTCCACTCTCTTTAATCCCGAAGGATACCGACTTGAAATCGTCGGACTGTTTTAGCGTTGTCTGTTGTGACGAAGTAATCATAACGAAGAACAGCATAACTGAGACAGGGAAACAAGTCAACCCCTTTTTTCATATTTTTATGATCTGTTAAAAAAAATAATTTTTATGAGAAGAACATGGTAGTTTTTAACAAGATAAATTAAACACCTCTCGACTCAAAAAAAATTTTTTTATGGAGTTAACGAGACTGTTACCTTGAGATTAACTAATCTGTTAATTAACCTTCTGCTTTACCAGTATCAGAATAATGATAAATTACCTTGGCATCTTCCCCTTCAAAAAAATAAAAATTATGATAACTTTGTTCAACCCAATCGTTTTTATCGTCGTCGAATGTGAATGACCGGACATCGGGGAGATTGTGTTTATTTGGCGTTTTATCGTTCATAATTTGAATTTGTCTATCACGCTCTAGGCATTCGCTCATCAATGGCCAAGGCATATCAGAATGAGAAACAAAATTTTCATTCTCAGGAAGTCTCGGGGCTTCTCGCGGAGTAAATTTGTGTTTATTTGGCATTTTTACATTCACCTTTGCAGGTGTCGTCAAAGCAGTGTGGATTTTTGCACATAGTGTTTATTTGGCCCTTTCTAATTCACAATTCCGTTATTAAATACACCGCGATTAAAAAAAAGTAAAATATAAGTATCTCCCTAAAAAGAATTTCTCCCCACGTCCACCGGAATATGTGTTTATTTGGCGTTTTCTGATTCACTTTTAAACGGGTACTGCCTATACTCAAAGTCCTCACACTTCTCCTGCCTTCTCCCCTGCTTGTCTATATAGTATTCTTTCTCAGGCGGGTCTTCCCCTTCAAAATCTTTCCAATCAAACTCTTTTTCAAGAGCTTCCATGTTGCTCATACCCACCCAGAATAAACCTCGTCCATCCTTGTCATTGGAAAGACTTAACATCTCCCTTTTTGCCATTTTAAAGAGTAGTTCTTTATACGTCATATCTTTTATTTATATCCACTAATTTAAATTTATGTGGGGTCATCTCCATACTGATGGGATCGCAACTATAATCAAACTTAATCCTTTTATTTGAACCCTCAATGATCTTGTTTAGTATGGTGATTATCCCAAGCTGGGGGTAATCGCCACCACGGCTACCGAACCTAACGTCATAGTCCTCCAAAACTGCTTTTGTAGTTGGTACAGTTAAAGATAGCAGAGCTATCATTGCAGACTGATCTTTTTCAAGAAGATCGTTTAAGATTTGTTCGATATCTTTTTCGTTTACCACTTATGTATTATATTGGCTACAATGAAAAAACATGTAATTAAATTTACAAGAATAATGAAAGTCCTAATGAAAAGGCTTATCTGCGCTTGTTTTAAAGTGAGAATAGGGATTTCCGGCTCGTCATCGTCATTCTTGCCGATACGGTGATCAACTGTCCTGCACCAGATCAGCCATAACTTTTTAATCACTGTCCTTGTTCTTCTTTCTTTTCTTTTTTTCTTCTACTAATCTGGTAGACGACCAAGCGAACATGCATACTATAAAAATTATTAACCCAGAGGCAACTTGCAATGCTAATTCAATCATACTAAATATTTAGCGGCCAAAAAGCAGTTTAATACAATGCATAAAAGTATGAGTATCCAAAAACTTATGATTTCCTTTTTTGTCATTAGTAACAGTCTGGACAAACCTGCCCAGCTCCCTCTACATAGTAGTATCTCTTATCGATATGATCAAATCTATCATACTCTGTTAGGCAACCGCAGATAACGCATCTATCTTTAGTCTCGTCTATTAAAGATTCTTTTATACAGTGAGCGACATGCTCTGCAATCTGAATCCTAGCCGCCTCACTGTCTAAGTTTATTTGCGGCCTTTTCTTTACCAAGTCATCTAAAGCTTTTTTTATATAGTCTTTCATTTTAAAAAATCAAATGCTTAACATCTTCTATGTTTTTGTGCGGTTTTCTAGAATGCATTATAAAAGTATTCTCGTCTGTAAACTGCGGTATAACATTAAATCCTGTTTTATCGTCCAGTATAACATCAATTATATCCTGATACTTCTCACCTTTCTGGCCTATTAAATACTTAAGTCCAAGCTGCTCCCACTCATCATTGTTGAGGCTCCTGCACATCTCCATCGTGTGTGTTTCCCACCATACTTTTAAAAGATTGTAACAGAACTGAGAATTTTTTACAAAGATAACTCCTGCGTTAATAGCTGTATAATTTCCCTCAGTATCACATTGTATAATAAAGTCCTTGCCATCCTTAATAAAACTTTCAAGTTTTATATCAGAGTTTACGATATAGGTATCAGCATCAGTCCATACAAGCCAGTCAAAATCCCGCAAATGTTTAATTAGATATAGTATTTTACTCCAAGATGGATGACAATATTTATTTAAGGATTCGGTATAAGACAGAAAAGTATAGCCGTGCTTATCGCAATACTTTTGTTTATTTGGGAAACTGAGAGCCCTATCGTTATTTGGGGGGCACTCAAAACTAATAACACCAATGTTCATTAAAAGCTGCCTTTAATAATAGTTATTCCTTTGGGGGTGGGCTCGCCTGTTTCGCTCCCGTTAATAAAAGGTCGCGGGTCTGAAAAACGGGGGACTTCTTTATTAAGTTTTAATTTTTTGCCTTGGGGTAACCACTCCCACTTAACGCTATGACATCCGGCGCAGCCAATAAAAATTATAACCAATAAGAAACATAAAAAAACTCTTTTTGCTAGGCAGTCAGGTGTCATCTTTCGCCCCCGTTATACTCTACTGCATGCCCTTCTGAGACAAGCATTTGGTTAAAGTTTTTCTTCTTATCCTCGTCCCATAGTACCCCAAGTATTCGACCATATTTACCTTTCTTGTCCAGTTCTGTCTTTATGACAATTTTTGACGAGGTAAGGTTTATAAGCTCCTCTAAACGCGCTTTGGCGGCTAGACCCCTAACTTTCTCTTCTTTGTCTCTGGTACGGCTCTCAGGGGCGTTTATACCATAAAGGCGCACCCTTTCTTTGCGGAAAGTAGAAAAACCACAGTCGATTAGTACATCAACCGTGTCACCGTCAACTATTCTGAGGACTTCGGCACTATACTCATACATTTAAGTATTGTGCCTCGAAAACTACAATAAATCTATTAATTCTTCAAGAGAAATGATAATATCGTTCACAATATAAGTCGCCTCTTCCCTTTCCTCTTCCCCCATGCGGCTAATATCTAAACCGGATAAATCCTCAATCATATCTTGAATTTGCTCTTTGCTAGACATATTAGATATCTCCATCAGCTTTGCGGTAAGAATCCTTAACTTTCCCGCCTCGCTTCATTTTTAAGAACATGTTAACGCGAGCCATGGCCCACCCTCCCCTAGTCATACCGGGCCTATGAGATTGGGAGAAAGCCCCCGCTCCTCTTCTATAGACCTTTTTCAGTTGACCAAGTGTGACTTTTTTCTTACTTTTAGAATTATGCTCTTTTACTTTATTTTTAAGAGAGTTAATAACTTTTTCTGAAAATGTGATTGCCGAGCCGCTCTTACCTGCGCTGCCGGGTTTGTTTTTAGAAGAGCCCTTTTTTCTTTCGCTGGGTTTGGCTGGCGTTTGAGCTCCTGACTTGCGCCCCGGCCTTGCGGCAACAGCATCCTCTAAATCCATAACCTCATCATATTCTTCAAGAGTCATGTCGTATTCTGTGTCGTCAGCCGCCTCGGTCTCCTTGCACCCGCAACCTCCGCAACCGCAATCGTCTTCCTCTTCTGTGACTTCCTCTTCAACGAAGGCTAGAGCAGGATTAGTTTCAATCAGTTCCTCTAAATCAAAAATAGTTTCACCATCCCAGTCATACCCCGGATGTGAGCCTTTAGTCATCTGGGTAACACTCTTCTTGCTCCACATTTTACAAGACCAGTAGCGAGCTTTTGTTTTTGGGCCGGGGTTATCGCAGTTATGACGAGCACGAAAATTCTTACGTCGGTTAGGGTCGTCGCGCTTGATCTCCATATTTGGGTCGCCAAAATTAACTTTTACGACGTTTCCCTTTTCATTTTTAACATAAACTGAAAACTTTTTAGGGCCGCCGGGGGTGCGAAAAGGCTTGTTAAGAGTCTTATTCTCTTTTTCCGCTATAATTTGAGATGTGAAGTCAACGATCATTTTCTAAAATTACACGCTTTTCCACTCCAACGCTTCAGAAATGTTAGGGAAGTTCTCACAAAAAATACCCCTGCATGCTAAAGCTATTTCTCTGTGCTCTTTCTGCGTGTCCTCTTGTGACCGTAAATCTATATAATGCACCCAAGACCTAATAGTTCCTCCCATGTACATTGTTGTTTCAGTAGTAAGCGGTAGAATCATTCTTGCCGACTCTTTTGCCGCTCCTGCTGCCACTAAGTCTTTGTATAATGAAACACCTTTTGCGGTGTGTTCTCTTACTCTGGAAAGTAAATAAGAATCCTGAAATCCATCAACACTACTCTGGCGATTTTTTTCAGCCTGCTTCCTTATTTCCACAGGTTCTAAAGTTTGAGCTTCCGAATACCTTTGACTAAACTCTTGAAAACTAAAACTGCGATGTCTTAAAATTTGCGCGGCGATAGCTCTGCTGGTTTTTATTTCGAGAGTCATACTTACCATCTCGAAAGGAGACCAATGACGGTGTTTGATCAAATACTTCAACAGTTTTGGGGCTGTTGCGGTGTTGTTTTGATTAGATGGGTTGCTAACTCTAGCGCAGTAAGCAATCAAATCTTCACAACTCATACCACTGTCATGCGGTTGAGATAATGAAATAAGCTTAACGTTCATATAATTTTTTGTAGCACTCCTTACAGAGTAATAAAAGTTCTTTCTTTGCCTGCACCCAAATAAGGTCTATTTCTTCAAACCCTTTTTTGCATTCGGAGCAGTCACACATACTTTGCAATTACACGGAACTGATCTTTTAAATTTATTTTTCCAATAATTTAAAGCCAGCTCAAGAAAGAGGTTCAATTGATATTCCTTTATCTCTCTCTACGTTTATCGCATGAGCCGTGTTTAAGGGCTTTGCGTTCCCCGCTGTGCCTACAGGTTTTATATCGTTAATTAAATACCTTGGGCCAGAACGTAGATCAAACATAATTTCATCATACCGAATGCCAAAGTGCTCTAACATTTTTAGGGTGTGTTGTTTGTGTCTAGTATCCCTCGCCGTGGTTAGAACTACAGTATCTTCAGAAGGTATAGAGCTCATAAACTCTAAACTTTTATCTATAGTTTTTTCTAACAGGTGGCTCTGTTCACCCATAGACCTAATAGCTTGATCGAGTTCTTGGTTGCTCATGTGATTTACAATTGTCCCATCAATATCAATAAACCACGTTTTATTTAAGGATTCTTGTTCCATATTAAATTTTTGGTACCCCGACTAGGATTCGAACCTAGAATCTACAGCTTAGAAGGCTGTTGCCTTATCCATTCGGCCATCGGGGCGGAGATTCACACTCCTATTACTTATCTCGTATTTCTTTGAGAGTCTTATGAACCTCAAATATAACAAGCAATAGCTCCGCATAAATGCGACATGCTATCGGGCCTAGCACAATCATGCTAATACCAGTGAAGGGTTCTGCTGTGAACATGGTAAATAGCCCGATTATGACGGAAATTACCATACCGATATAACAAAGAATCTTTAAGATTCCCGGAGTAATCATATACTCGAAGTTAATGAATGATTTCATAATGTTATTATTTAACTAGAGATTTAGGTGTTTGAACTTACCTCACCTAAAAGTTATCTTTTTTTGACTCCACAAATAAAATTTATAAAAAAATCTATTCAGACAATTGAAAAACTTATACTTAAACGTGGCTCGAATAGCGTCTTGCTCCTTTGAGGTTTGCAGAAATCTCTCTGCTTTTCTCTTTGCCTCTTCAGCGGTTTCCATCATCTCAAATTTAACTACCTCTTTTTTATCTAAAACCCCATCTTTAAATAAAAAATCAAACTCAGCCCACCATTCATTTCCATCTTGGTCAGCCATAGAGTCATAAAAATTAACTTTTCCGCTATGCGAAGTCCTTACCCACTTTTCCTCTGTGGAACACGCGGCATCTTTAAGGTACAATCTCTGTCTGTAAATTTTATATTGCGCTAAAAAGTTTTCAAAAGATTTAGTCTGGTAATTATTACCGCTAAGGAGTTTCTCTTGGTCTTTTGTTAGGAGTCCTTTTAAATAGGACTTAGGCACTTTTATTTCATCAAACATTCCCATAAAGCGTAATTAATTCCAGAGGTCAAAAAACCAAGGTTTCTCAACCACTTTCACGGGGTCAAGGTCGCTTTGTTTTACGACATAGTTAATTGGACCACCCTCAATGTATTGCTTCTCTTGTTTCAAAGAATCAAACTTATTATTAGAGATTTGACCCAAAATGTCAACAATCATTTCGTTAGGAGATTTAAGTAATAGTTTAGAATTCAGTCGAGCAAGCACGTAAAGGTTAGGGCTTCTTTCGGTATATTCCCTTTTAGGTATTTTAAGCTCAGTTTGGCCAAAGGAGCCTGTATAGAACGTTGAAGTCTTTACCTCTGCTCCGTTTTTGAAGTCTACCCCGTCGTCCCTAACGGAGTATATTTTTCGATCAACGTCTTCTCCTATAAGTTTGCCGTAGGCGAACTCACCTATGACGCCAGCGATGTGAGGGATATGGCGCTTTGTAACTGTTAAGTCATAAATGGTAACATCGCTATCGCCTTTGTATTTACGAAATCTTCCGTGCTTACTATGATTGCGAAAAGATATATCTTTAGCTTCGTGACGTTTTTTACCTAACGAAACTAAATCTTTCAAAATTTGTTTATCTAGCTTGATAGAGTTCATTTGAAAGTTTTCCTGAACTTCATTCTCTTATACTGTTCCCAAGTTGGCTTTGGATTAGGTAATTGCTCCCACTCCATTTTTAACTTTTTTCGCTCCCATTCTATCAATGAACTTGAATTCATTTTTCTAAAAGCCAGCTACTGCTCTGTACTTTTTCGCCGAGTCCGTAAACAGTTTCAATACCCAGCTCCTGACATAACTCATGCTCTGGAGTATTTGCGCCACCTGTTCGGTCTCCACCGTTACAAAACATTATTTCACTATATCTTTGTCTGTACATACCATGCACCCACTCCAAAGTTTTACATACCGTATCATCCACATCGATACTACCAATAATCATGTTAACGGGTTTCAAGGCTTGGACAATGGTGGACCTTTCTCTAAAGTCCATAAAGGGTTTGCCTTTTTTTCTCTCAAGAAATTTGTCGCTATTGATAATAACATACAAAGAATCTGCCATTGACTTAGCTTTCTCGAATAACTCCAGATGGCCTATATGTACTGGGTCAAACCCACCGCTAACTATTGCCAGCTTCATTTTAGAACTCGGTAGCTATCGCTATCTTCGTGGAAGGTGCTTATTTCTATGATTTTTGCTCCTTCCCCAGATTCTAACCGGTGAGGGACGTTCTGAGAGAGCTCGAAAGCATTACCTTCCTCCATACAAACAGTGTGTTCCTCTGTGGTCTCGGTGTCAATCAGCGTAAGCTCAAGAGAACCTTCCAGCACATAAAAAGTCTCATGTTTCTTGGAGTGAAAATGAAGAGACGTACCAGAACTGGGATTAATTATTAAAATTTTACCACAGTAGTCATGGTCTTTGTTGTTGGCTAACCAAAACTCCTTACCCCAAGGCTTTTCAACCTTTTTGACATTGATGGGCTTACTCATTTCTTCTTCTGAATTCTCTCTATGATCTCAAACATCTTCAAACGAGGAATATCCTTAACTGTTTCCCAGTCTGAAGCGCCGTCAACCGACTCATTGACCATTTTACCTTTGATGGCTTCAAAGTCTATTTTCTTGTCTTTCATAAGGTTGGTCAAAAATATTTCTGGAGAAGCAGAGTTTTTTTTGGGGTTTGGCTTTGCAATCCGAACAGATTTACATTCCTCTTTAGCTACGATGTTGATGCGTAAGAAATTACGAACAGCTCGACAAAACGCCCTGTTCTCTGCAATCGCAGCTAAATACATCTGACTGAATCCTTCGGTATTGTTGAGGTTTGCATCAGCAATAGCTTCAAATACAATAGGTTCGTCTCCTTCTGTTTCGTAATTAGGAACCCAAGTTATTCTGCATGAAGCACATACGTATTCTGTTGATGCTTCGTGAATCTTATACTCTACTGAGGTATACCCGCGGATAGCGGCCAAATCTTTCAGCCCTCCGAGTAGAATGATCAGCTCTCTGTCTTCTAACTTGGAGACATCTGTTTCATCGGTAAGCTCCCTGTTTGCTACGAGGAACTCAGTCTTGATCATTTTGCGCCAGTTTACCGTACCATCTTCACTAAATTCATATTTTATATTTTTATCTTCTAGAAGACCGTACTGGTTACGCTTGAAATCTACGGGAGGCTTATTTGTGTTTGCCATAAGAGAGATAACTTTATTAGAGACAGGGGGCGAAGTCAACTATTTTTTTTGCATTATTTGAAAATGATCAATATCTTCCCAAAACAAAGGGTCGTCGATAATCGGCTGAGGCTTTTGCTCAAAAGTTTCCATACCGTGAGTAAGGCGAAGCAGCGCAGCGGTACTAGGATAAAATTTACCATTATGAATGATATAATAATTAGATTTATAATATAAATTATCTTTATCTTTTAATTCCTCAAAATCCTTTTGACTTCTTGGGGAGGTGGCGTGAATCAATCCGTAATCCATGTAGTCAATTTTTACATCATTTATTTCGTTTTCTGTTCTCCTGCTTCTTAAAACAAAATTAATGGACTTAGACTTCAACTTTTTAATAAAACTTGGGTCGTGATCATCTGTTATGTAATATACAACTTCAAGTATTTTTTTGGAATATGTATCTATAATTGACTCACTAATTGCTTTACTGGTTATGATTGAACAGGGTGATACTTTCAACTGCTCGACTAAGTTCTCTTCATTGTGGTTCAGGTCCATTCTTAGAATGATGGAGCTGACACCCAACTTGCTGCAATCAACTATATGGGATAAATTGGAGTCTATTCTTTTCCTGTTTAAGGAGGAGCCAATTTTTAATATGTTATATTGCCATGCGGGGTCATTTTCGTCATAAATATTTAGTTTTTTAAGAACTGCTTTTGCTACCTCGTCAGGCTTTATACTGTTAATAGATTTGGGGTTTTCTGAAGGGCTAAAAGAGGGCTTATTGTGCTGCCCTTTTCCTTGCAGTAGGGTGATATCATTCTCTTCAGACCAGTAGGGCTTAAATTGACCTATATAACAATTGTAAGGAAAAAGTGTGACTAATTTCTTACCGTATGAGGACGCTACATGAGACGACTCGTTATTTGTGCTTAGGTGCAACAGTGACCTTTTTATAATGTAGCTTTGTTGATTAAAGTCGCACTGGCCAGTCGCTTGGTAACATCCCTGTATAGGCTGGCAGTTTTTGGAACCCAGCTGAAGGATTGTAATCCCATGTTTTTGCAATCGAGGAGCTAAATATTCTGTTACCAAATTCCAGTGGTCATACTGCATTGCCCCAGTTTGAAGACATGAGGAGTCGAGGGTAATAAATTTATCTACAGCTAAAGGGAAATACTTCTCGTATACGTTTGGTCGATCTATTTTAAGATCATTCTGTAAAGCATAAGACTCTAAAATATGCATAGCTCTTTTTTATTTATAATGTCTTTATCGTTGTGGATATAGTTGCTGACTCTTTGTGTGGTTAAGTGGGGAGTAAAAGCTATTTCAAAAAGACCATTCTCTCCACCGATACCCTCTAGGTATAAAGTGTTGTCAAACTGAGCGTTGTATGGAATAGTTGCGTGGACATGCTCGTTCCCTAACAGTATAGAAATGTTTTCAGGTTTAGTTGACACGTATAAATTATATTCAGGGTACTTGGTTTTAATAGACTTAAACAAAGCCGTAGATAAAAACACATCTACCTGAGATTCGGGCATAACATACAAAATTCTTTTACCAGCGTCATCTTCATCTAGATAATCCTCTATCTTAACTGGGAAATATTTTGCGTTATGCTCTTTCGCTACTTTTCTGAAGTATTCTTCTACCTGAGATCTAGGAACTTTATTACCCAGTGAGTTCATCCAAGTCTTATAACCTTCATCATTTACGTGATTATCTGTATTAAGAATGAGTTTATATAGGGAGAGAACCCATTCAGAGTCACTCTCTACGTGAGGAATGATGGCGTCTGGAAAGTTTCGCTTTTGCTTTTCAGGGTCCTCGTCTTTGAAGTCGTAATTTTTAGAAGGAGTGTTGTCTATGAACTCTTCAAATTTTTTACCTACTGCCTCAACTGAGAAGTTTTCTATAGCCCACTTTCTGGAAGCTTCACCTTGAGCTTCAGCTTCTTCTTTGGGCATATTATATACTGTATCTATGCTAGATGCTATTGATATAGGGCATGTAGAAGCTTTTCTAAACTCTGTCTGATGCTCTCTATACTCAGTCCAGTTTAAAGGTATAGAGCCGGAGCCTTCTTCACAGCTTTCTTCACCGCAGCTATAATCTGTAACTAAGGTTATCAGCTCTGTTAGCTTTGCTTCTTGGATAGGAATTTCTTGACCACCGCTAGTGAACGGATGGCAGTATACATCCATTAGGTTATATACTTCATTAAGCTGTTCTTCTGTAATACCAAAGCCTACGCTAGTAGTAACTTGCGATTTTTCAGGGTGGCAAGCAGGGCATTGTTGATCCTCCCCGCTGTAAGGTTTAATTTGATAGCCGGAGCACTTTTTGCAAACGTAAGTGGTTAAAATCTCTTCACGGGAAATACCGTATTCTTTAGCGAGAGAGTGGATATTCCAACCTTCCTTCCAGTACGTATGCAATAAAAGATATGTTTTGCGAGATGGATTATTTTCTTTTTTCCATCTTGCGTACCCCTCTAACAGATTGGGGACAGATTTTCTTAACTGATTCCTGAAAACAAAACCAATTATAAAAGCATCTTCTTCTATGTTGTGATTTTTTCTGAGCAGTTTTCTTGAATCGTCATCAAATCTATAAAAGCTGGAGGAATCAATGCATCCGTGCATTGTTTTAACATGTTTATGCCCTAGTTCGTGAAGAGCCTTTGTAGCAAAAGAGCTCCAAATCCAATAATTTTCTATTTTTGGAGCATTTCGTATCGCTGACGGAAGGATAGGTAGGGAGTCTAGGGTAGTCCAAATAACTGAATTTATTTTATTAAACCAAGGTTTATCGATTGCAAATTCTGTACCCCAAATATCCTGAACCCCAAAATAAAAATCCGGCTTTTCCTCTTTGATGACTTTATCAATAAGATAACCGCCATAGCTTGCTAGGCGAGCTTGTCCAGCGTCCTGTCCAACTCTTTGCCTCTCTGCGGGATCGTCAGGGAGAGTGCCAATCGACTTCCACGGAGTAGCTTTGAGTGCAGCGTTTGAGTAGTCAGTCCCACAGCAATACTGTACTATTTCATATTTTTTTGTTTTGTATAGATAAGACAAGAGGGCCTTAGCATTTCTGCCAAAGCCCGTCTTAGCTAAACTAGAATCAGTTTGAAATAAAAGCTTCTTCATCACCACGGAATATCACCAACGTTGCCACCTTGGTTATTATTCGTGGAAGGAGCCGTATTTTCTACTTTTTCCTCATTTGGCTTAGTATTTTGACCATTTCCGCCGTAATTGCTTTCGTCGATAACGGTATCAAAATAATTTCTCATAGCTGCCAAAGCGTACTCTTTTAACATCCTGCCTTCTTCAAAGGTGAAGCCAATGATAAAAGATTTCTTTACGTTAGCTTGAGAATCGTTCTGGTTCAAGGAAAAGCTATAACCTACTTGTTTACCGTCTCGTAAATATGGACAAAACTTAAAGGTGGTGTTTCTTTCCTTGTTTCCGTGAAAGTTGCCAAACTCGCTATTTTGTTCAATAGCTCGGACAACTCCAGCCACCTCAGTTATATTAAACTTTGAGTTAGCTTTCTTGTCTGGGCCAGAACTCTTGAACGTTCCAGTTTTGGTTTGGTCGTTCCAAGTAGCTTGTTTAACGAAATTCACCCAGACAGCTTTGTCTTTTTTGCTGTAGGAGAACGAACAGGCGGAGCCGCTATTTTTTGGATTAGGTTTATAGAACTGTAACATGTCAGTTGATTAGAGTATTTGATTCAGGGTTTGGTGTCAAGACTTTATCTCGCTTAATTTCATATAAATTTTTTGATCCTGCACTTTGGCTAAATTACCAAAAACAGTATTACCTTCTTTTACTACGCCTTTTATTATTACAATATTGCCCTTTTTGGGCAGCACTCCATCGTTGGCGCGTTTGCATTCCTCAATGTTGTCTTTTTTCTTGTTAGAAAAAATCATAACGGTGCAATCGGCAGATTCATCTTTCATGGTTATCTTAAAGTAGGGAGTTCCCTTCTTACTTTTAGTTAACCAAGTATCTTCAACAGTACCGATAAAAGAAACTGAGCCCTCCCCCGCTTGTAAAGCGTCTTCAATAGAAACCAAATGATTGTACTCGGGGCTTACATCCTTTAATCTTTTACCATAAGTATATCCTAGTAATATATTTTCATAATACCAGTTTGCAAAATCTTCATTAGCGCTATTCTTATTGTAGATTTCTTTATACGGCGCAAAATGTTTTCGGATAGTGTTCATCCGTGACTCTTTAATCAAAGGTTTTCCTTTGATGTCCTTAAGTTCTTTAAACATCATTTGTACTATTTTAGACAAATCGTAATTGTAGTCACCTGCAATATCAAAAACTAGGCCACGCTCTCTTGCTGTTAGTAAATTCCAAAGTTGTGCTTCGGCTACTATTTTACTTCTAGATTGTTTTATATCCCCGTCCAAAGCTCCCGCTTGAATAAGGGATGACAATATGCCTACCCCGATCCCTGCTTGGTTGGCTCCTTGAAATACTTCAAACTTATTCGAGTACTGGTCTTTAAAAGACTCTAGCTTTTCTATAGACTTTTCAGCAATCCCCTTAATTGAAGTTAAACCAAATCTAATATTTTCACCCTCAACAGAAAAATCCATTTCAGACTTCAACAAGTTTGGCCCGAGTAATTTAATTCCCATTAACTTTAGCTCGCGAGATATGCTCGCTATTTCCTCTAAAGGTTTGGGTTCGTACTTTGTCATTTTAAGTAACGACAAGTAAAATTCACGAGGATACTTGAATTTTAAGTAAGCAGTAGCGGCGGCTAAAGCTGCATAAGAAACCGAATGCGATTTATTGTAAGAGTAATTAGCAGAGTCCTCTAACACTTTCCAGAGTACGTCTCCAATTTCCTTTGCTAGATTATTTTCCTTGACTTTATCCCTAATCTTCTTTTTCCATTTTTTAACTTCTGAGACTTTTTTCTTACCGACAATACGGCGTAAAATTTCAGCCTCGTCTAGAGTGAAGCCGATTTTATTTGCCATCTTCATCATCTGTTCTTGGTAAAGAACAATGCCGCCAGTTTCCTCTAGGATTTCATCAAAGAACTCATGGACAGGTTCATAGATCTTTTCGTTAACGTATTCAGCATAACGGTCAATATAATCCATTGCCCCCGGCCTAGCTAGTGCTAAGACAGCACTTAAATGTTCAAAATTAGTAGGTTTGACCTTGGTGCAAGTTTGAGCAGCCAAATCACCTTCAATTTGAAACAGCCCGCTTGAGAGGCCTTCCTCCATCCCTCTATTTAATAACTCATAAATTTCTGGATTATCTAAATCAATAGTTTCAGGGTAAAGCTCTTCGCCTCTTATCTCTCTAATCGTTTTGCAACATTCGTGAACCACAGAAGAAGTTCTTAAACCTAAAACATCTAATTTAACATTAAATTTGTTAACCCAGTCAGCCTCAAAAGAGGACACAGGCTCTTTAGATGAGTCAAGTTCGCAGGGGCAGCTATCTATAGTTTTGTGATAAGATAGCATTACCGCTGAAGCGTGAACTCCTTTATTTTTAATGAGCCCTTTTATCTTTTGGGCAATCTTAAAAACTTTAGGGTTGTTGTCGCACCATTCGTCAAACTCAGGAACCTCTTCTCTTGCGTCAGCTATGTCCATAACCTGACCAAAAATTTTAGGTATCATTCCTGACACTTGATTCATTTCAACTTCGTTTTTCTCCGCAACAACTTTACCGCACTCCTTCATTACAAGTTTACCGGAAAGCGTGTTGAGCGTTAAAATTTTAGAACTATAACCTTCAAATTCTTGCTTGAGGTACTGCAATATCTCTTGACGCCTGTAATAACATACATCTATATCAACGTCACACATCAAGTCTCCATCAAGATAAGTCACCCCATCTACAACGCTTTTTTTAGCGCGAGCTTTAGAGACAAATCTTTCAAAAAACAAACCGTACTTGATTGGGTCAATAGAGGTAACATGAAGAAGATATAAAACTAAACTTCCCGCAGCGGAACCTCTTCCTAAACCTAGGGGTATATCCCCGTCCCTGCAGAATCTTATAACCTTCCAGACAAGAAGCATGTAATCAACGAACCCTAGCTCTTTGATCAAGTTAAGCTCTTTGATCATTCGGTCATTGTACTCTTTGGAGTTCGGTTTCTCCCCGAGTTTGAGTTCTTTAAACCTCTTACGGCAAATCTGCTTCAAGAATTCTAAATTAGAGGCCGACTCATCGACCCCATATTCTTCTAGATATTTTTTTTCAGGAGTAAACGTTGGTAATCTTACTCCATGTAGAGGAACGTCTAAAGACTTAAACCTACTGGAAAATTTATTTTTTCCTTCGTCTCTTCTTTTTTTTGCCGTCTGAACTATCTCCGTCATCTTCTTTTATTAACTTTGAAAGCTGTTCCAAGGCAGTAAGCATAGAGGCCTTTGATTCTGGTTTTGTTTTATAAAATACATCTACTTTATCTAATTCTTTACCTTCTCGGAGAGCGACGACAACATATTCAATATTATCTTCTTCGAATCTATCTGTAAGGTCGTATACAAAATCTAAACTGGCCATAACCATATTATAGCCGCTTTTTAATTATTTAAAAATCTATCTGGAGTTTAATTTTATCCCAAACTTTACTGTTAAGTTCTAAATCAACTAAAGCATCATGAAGTTTTTCGTAATCATGATCTATTGAGTAAGACTTACCTAAAGCTCCCAAGCTAGTTCTTAGGCCCTTTTTTCTTACATTAAGCATCTTCATTTGAAATTCAAGTAAAGAGCTACCACTGTTTGCGAAGCTATAGTCTATTGCTATTGATCTAGCGAAAGCTAAAGTATCGATTACTTTAAATGGTAAATGTTTATATTCTTTACCGTGAACCCTGTACCAGTCTCTCAAGAGGTATATATCAAACCCTAAAACATTGTGGCCTACAATGTAATCACATTCTTCGCACAAGTTGTATATTTTTTTAAAAGCTTCCTCTTGCGGTATGCACCTACTTTTAAATTTAGTTTCGGAATAGCCGGTAATCCTTCTGGCTCCTTCTCCTATTTTTAAATCTGTATCCCATTTAATATACAAGTCGTGCCTGCACAACTCATCCGTGATTAACTTCCCATTTCCGTTATTCCTCGTTTCTAGATATAACGTAGCAACTTGCCAAGGTAAATTAAACTCGTTGTTTAAATTTAAATTAAACGTTTCAAAATCCAAAAACAAAAACTTTTTCTCTTGAAATCTAATTAAATGGCTATCCATTAACTACCTCCTTATAGCTTTCAAAACAAAATTCATTAGAGCACATACCATCAAAGTTTGGCTTTTCCAAACTGGTTCTTTTACTAATGCAGCGGTGAGTTAAATAAGCTCCGAAGTCTGTCTTATTTTTATAAAATATACTTTTTGTTTTGATTACGTCATATTTACCATCACAAAACTTACGCACTGACGCTTCTAGATCTTGATCAACCAATACATCGTTATCCTCGACAAAGAAAATTGGATCACAAAAAGAAAAATCCGGAACACAGCTTGAGTCTGTATATTTATTAACATACAAAAAAGAGTCATAAAAAGGTATCGCCAGCATCAGATCGTCTGTATAAAACTCTTTAAATTTAGCGTTATCTGTGCGCGGTTCATAGTAGAAGCCGTCCTGAGACGCGTGAGTATATATTTTTATTAACTGTTTATACCCAGCGTTATTCTTGGCAAAGATAATATTTTTGTAAGAATTTTTCCTCCCCTCTTCTGATTTATTTGCGTGGTCTGGGCAGAAAGTAATACGCAATCCAAAAACTAGTTTAACTCCAAGTTCTTCTGCGTTTGTGTAGGCCTGAAGGAAACCCGTCATATTATCCTCGACTAGAAAAACATCCTCTAAGTTTTCCTGCTTAACGATATCGAAAACTGAATCACTGGTTTCAGGATCAGCCTCATCCTTTGGTTTCTCTAAGGTCAGTATTGACCTTCCGAGACTACAATGGCTTTTAAACAGCGGAACAATTTCCTCCATAAGACAAAAGCTTAATGGAATCAGGTAAACATGTCAAGGATATTCTCCGAAGCATTTTCTGGCTGATGACGAGGGCAGCCGGGGTAATTCTTCTTCTGGATTTTTTGCCCATCTAAAACACTGTCAACCAAGTCTTTACGCTTAAAAGAACTTTTTATTTCTTTTCCTTCTTTGTCTACAATGGCGAAGTAATCATACGGATCTAAATAGGGGCATCTCCATTTTCCAATCTTGCACAGCCAAGAATTTTTCTTAGTGTCCGCAGCGTAATTGGTCTTGGCAGTCTCTTCTGTAAAATTATTTACAATAAAAAAAGTATGAGCTAGATAATACTCTAGTCCTCGAAGCTGCTCTTTATTAAACTGTAATTGCTGCAATGGGCTGCGGGGGTGTCTCAGAAATTGAAATTCTACAGTAGGAGTATAACCTTCCCACTCTTTTTGAGCGGCCAGAGTATAGACCATCGCTTGAACATTTGAATGCAGCTCTTCCCCGCGAAATTTATACTTACTACTTTTATAATCTACAATTTTAATCTTTTTACCTTTTTTGTAGACTATGGGCTTGTCAATGAAGCCCCTTATTTTGTATTCGGGGTCCTTGCTTTCCAGAAGAAACTCATGCTCAGGCTTGTCAACTTTACCCCCTTTGCCAAAAAAATCGCAGTTCAGACCTACCACTATCATGTCGTCAACCAATTCGGTGTTCTCCTCATTGGTCATGGGTAGGTCAAAGCTTTTTTCCATTTGCGTAAGGTGCTTCATCACCATACGTAAAACAGCAGGGCTACCTTGAATGCTGCTAGCCTTTAAAATTTTAGTAAAATGTTTTTTGTGCTTGGGTTTAACAAGCATTTCAAACACTAGATGGCACACAGTACCCCGTAAAGCGCCCTCATTTTGCTTCTGAGGCACTTTCAGGTGATAGTTGCACCAATATGACCAAGAACAGGTCTCGAGGGTTTTAATTCTAGATGCTGAAAGTATTTTTTCTTTTACATCTTTATTCTTTTGTGCCATGTTAATATTTCTTCTTTTGACATACAACCAAAATCGTTTTTAGTTGGAAGCTCAATTTGTAACTGGTTATCGTCAAAATGATTAGAAAGGCTTGCGTAAATGCTTTTTGCAGCATTGTTCCCCGCTTCGCTTTCATCATTATTGAGGGAAATGTAAATTTTATCCAAATTTAACATCATCAAGATTTGTTTAATTTTTGAGGATGCGGATAAACCGAATAAAACTAAAGTATTTTTAATCCCAGCTTCCCATAAGCTTAGCATGTCGCCAATGCTTTCGACTAGGAATACGTGTTTAGCTTTTAGTATTTCATCTTTATTGTATTTGAAAGGGTAGACCCAGTACCTCTTTTCCCCTAAAAGCTTCCATTTTATTGGGCTTTTATTAGTGATATCTCTCCCTGCACACCCTACCAATCGATCATAGCCGTCAAAAATAGGAAAAACGTATCTGTTGTTTAATTTTCCCTCTTTCATCACTCCGCTTTCTAGCATCTTAAGTGTGGTGGAGCTGACCCCTCTACTCTCCCAGTACTCGTACTCGGGGAACATTTTACTCAAATTATCTAACTTGTAAAAGGCTTGGCTTTTTAGTTTTTCTTTTGGTCGAGATACAGTATGCGTTACGCCCTTGCTTTTGATGAAGTCTTTTGCCTCTGAGATATCTTTGAGATCTAAGGTTAGCTTTACTAGATCTTCTAGCTTTCCGTATTTGTTTTCTTTGAAGTCAAACCAAACACCAGTTTCTTTTTGAATACATAATACATTTGGATTATCAGAATCTCTGTACAGAGGTTTAGTTCTGTACTCCTTACCACAATCACGAAGAGTATAGCCTATCTCTGTTAAGATATCTTTAATACCGTCGCTCATATTAGTAACCCGTCGTCATCATTATTTCCAGACTGTATGTCAAAATTCTGAGACTCAAATCTGATTATATCTTGAAGTGAGCCTTGCTCTGACACTTTAAAGTTCTCTACAGTGAAGTTAAGGAAGTTGTTCATTAACCTTTCGCTCTCAACCTCTCTGCCGTTTATAGTTTCTACAGTTTGCCGACGAATTAAATCTTGATGACCTGCTGCGTCCTTGCCTTGGAATCGAGTTTTAAGTGGTACAAGTTTATGAGTACCAAAACGTTCTCCGTCTAACGCTATTTCGTCTACCGTCTTTCGCCGAAAGATGGCTACGAATGTAGCAAACCACTGAAGTCTATCGGATAGCGATATTACTGAACTATCGTCAACAAGAGTATTAGAATTCCTGTTGTGGCTTTCTCCTGACCTATTCATCTGCATAGCAGTAATAAGTGGAGCTTTTATTTCTTCAGCTATCCTTTTAAGTTTATCAATCTTCTCGCCGATAGCTTGATGCTCTGCCCAGTTTTGGCTTACCTTTTCCCCTGTAAGTTTTACATAGTCATAAGCTATAATGCATTTATTACCTCGCCCAACGTGCTTCATATGCCACCTCCTAATTAAAGCGCATATCTCGTCAACGTTTTTATTTTTTACATGGTAGTGAAAGTAATTATGGGTCTTAAGGTTATTAAAATAGTTTCTAACCTTATTTAACATTTCTTTGTTATTTCTAAACTTACCAGTTTCCAAGTACCAAAGAGGAACTCCAGTATTTGCTGCTGCCATACGAAACTGAATTTCTTCAGTTGTCATCTCTGTATCCAATACTAGTACTGGCACGTTTGCTTTGATTGCGGTGCCAAGACAGATGTCGTTTATGAAAGTAGTTTTACCTTGCGCTGGTCTAGAAACAATTGCATATACGTTACCGTCTCTTAAGCCACCAAACAATCGATTAAACTCATTGTAAGGCGTAGCGAGTCCTGTGTCCTCGACTGGGTTGTTGCCCCTCTCTTCAATAAGGTATTCTAAATCATCAAAAACATTTTTAGGGTCATCCTCAAAGGAGTAGGTAGTTACCTTGTCCCCGTATATAGAATCTGACTTAGATATAATATCCTCTAATGTTTCGCATGAGGAATTCTTAACATGATCTTTTATTCTGTCAGCAGTTTCGCTTAACTCTCTTCTAATCCTAAACTTAACCAATTCCTTGCAAGCTTCTATAACAGCGCCTTTAGTAATTGGGGTGTGGAAAAGAGTATTTATATAATCGTATATCTCGATATCATCTTTTGAGGAAATACCTAAATTGGATATCTTTGTAGCAATTAGCACCTTATCGATCTTGTCGTCGCTAAGGATAGAATCTCTTAATACGCAATATATAGTCTGATGGACATCGTTGTAGAAGTCACCAATACTAACAAAAGAATCAATCTCCGAAAGGACAGTTGGGTGCTTTAGCAGCCCGCCGAGCACATGATGCTCGACTTGATTAGAATATATGGGCATATATTATTTATATACTCGATCCACTTTGAAGAAATAATCAAACAGGTTTTCAGGTGCCTGCAGACCTCCGATAGCAGTATAGACGGCTACGCCTTTCTTGGCGCCAGCATAAATACCACGGTGAACTGTTGAGCCTGAACCCATCATTCGACTCAACTGCTCAAACCCATGTTCTAAGCTGGATTGAGGGATATTGTCAAGAGAATCTTTGTCTCCGATAATGATACAGGCAGCAACGTTTCCGGTTGATGCGTCAACGCCTGCTAAAATATTCTTACGCAAATTATCTCTCACGGCATACGAAATGCCAGTTTCGGATGTATCCTTAACAGGAGTTGCCCCGAACATAATAATTCCCGATGAGAAAATAGTATCCAAGTCAGCTTTGTCAAAAGTAGTATAAGCAGATTCTTTAGCGGAAATCTTATTGAATAAATGAAATACAGAACAGATACTGCTATTTGCAGTAGTCCAAAATTGATTTACGCTCAGCTTGGGATAGAGCTGTTTAATCTTTTCATTGTCCAGTATAACCAACGGAGAAATAACGCCAGCTTTTTGTAAGTCTAGGACTTTAAGTGTTGTTTTCTTAGCGTTGTCTTGGACTTTGATGCCTTCGCCTTTAGTTGGTAATGCAAGAATGCATCCAACCTTTGCGTCAGTATCCTTAGTCTCTTTTCCGAGAGATTGATTTAAGTCGTGACAAATTTCTAAAACCCTAGCGACCCCTCCCGCTCCAGTGCCTCCACCTGCGCCAGCGCACACCAGAACCCTTTCGTATCCAGCGCCGAAAGTCTTCTTAAGAAAATCTAATATATCTTCATATCTAGTTCTAAATACCTCATCAGCGGCGTCAGGATTTTTACCAGCTCCTCCATCACCAATTAGCAATTTATTTGATTCAGGAATTTTGATCAAAGAAAGATCCTGTTGAGCAGTATTAATAACACCAACACGACGATAACCCAAGTTCCAAAAAGACTCAGCCAGCCTAGAACCTCCTTGCCCGACGCCCACAACCGCAAAGTTAAAAGCAGCATCGTCAAAAGTATCTTTGATCGCGTCTTCTATCGGTTCGTCGTCGGGTAGTGGAATATCTGGTAAATCAATACCCAAGTCTTCTACGGGTTCCGTAGCTGGAGCCTCCTCAGTATTTGGCTTGGGTTCTTCTGGTGTTGCGGGAGCAGCTTCTGGTGCCTCTCCAGCAGTTAAAGTAACAGGAGGAACTTCGTCCTGTGGGTAGTATTGGTTTATATCGGTATCACTCATCGTCTTCGTATCCTTCTTCTTCTGGGTCGTCAAAAGCGCTATTTAAATTTTTAATGAAAGTATCTGAATTCATCGATTCCATGGCTTCAGACCAATGGTTAATTAAGTATTGTAGAGACATAGCATTCTTTTCACTCTCTACTTTTGAGTATACTTGGGGATTACCATCCTCATCGAAATTAAATAACATGAATCCTCCGCAAGACCACTCACTAATTTGATCTAGGAGCGAGTCCGGAATTCTTGTCGTTTGGCTTTTACTCATCTGCATAAATATTACACTATTTTAGATATCTATTTCAAACTTATCGCTAATATACTTTTTCGATAAAGACTTTAAATCTTCCTCAAAAATCTCTAAAACTTTAAAATTATTGTTTTCTAACCATATTCTTTTATCATGATCGCGAGTTATTGATCTTAAATAATTGGCTCTAGAGTTGTTATGGAAAAACTTGTTAAAGGAGTCGTGCTGTGCCCCTTGGGTTTCAACAGCTATTCTTTTAGTCATGTTCACTAGATCAACTTTCATCCTAGTTCCGTAAACTGGAAACTCTTCATAACAGATTTGACCATACCAAAACGTTTTGAAAAATTGTTTAACGTTGTATTGTAGCTTTGATCTACAAGCGGCATCCCAGTCAATTTTATATCTAGTGACACTTTTATTTACAAGTCTCCCTCTTATGTCGTAAAGCTTCACGATGCAATAGTGAGGGCATTCCTGAATTTACTAAACAAGTAATTGCATATTTCAGTGTTCTCTTCTAGGTATTTTCTGAAATTATCTGCACCTTGATGTTTTGAGGCGATCTCAAGTCCAGTTTCTTTTTTGACATCCTCTACAATTTGATCGTCAACGATTATCCATGCTCCTTTGACGTCTACCATGTCCCACTCCATCATAAACTGAAGCACTTCATACTCCACCCAGATACTTTTACCGTCTACTCTACCATATTTAATTGGGTAACGGACAACAGTTCCTGTCTTTTCGTTTGCGCTCTTACGAAATACAATCTTGCAATAATGACCTTCAGGTTTGTCAGCTTTAGCGGGAATTGAATCGCCTCCAAATCGCTGCTGAAATTCCAGAATCCAATCAGAGTAGTGAAGAAGGGCATTGCCGCCAGAGGCATTTGTTAGCTTGGGGTCAGTTTTTTCATACTGGTTCACGCTTACCTTACTTCTAACCTGAGAGATCATGAAACAAATGTGACCTTTTGTGGAAAGCCCTAAAGCCATTTTCTTTAGGAATGTAGAGCTTAACACTGAGCCTCCCGCCACCTTATCTGGGTCATCAAAACCCTTATCTAGATCTTTTTTGGGAACCATTGCGTCCATAGAATCAATGATAAAGAAATACCTACAGTCAGTAGGATTGTTCATGATCATCTCCCTCATTAACTGTAAGACGCTTTCAAAAATATTACTTTTATAGACAAACCATTTTTCTTTAGAGGTATCTACGCCTGATCTCTCTATCATTTCGGGGGATAATCTGCCCTCCGATTTGATATAGATAACCATTCCGTTCTTAACAGTATCTTGAAAATTTCTAGCAAAAGACAGAGCGCAAGACGTCTTACCACCTTCCGATACGCCAGATGCCCTAATAACCCCGGGTCTAATTCCTCCTGACATTTCGTTGTCGAGAAGCAAGCTTCCACTTGAAACCACGTAATTTGGCTCTTCTTCAAAATTAAAATGCTCATCTTTGTGAGCATTAAGATAGCTTTCTATCTGATCTACTGGGTTAAACCCTTCAACTGTTTTCTTTTTCGCTGCCATACTTTAAAAAATCCTCTATTGTTCTAGTAGTTTTTGAAATAATTTTGTCCTCTCCGAACTTGGAGTCCGACGTATTATGGGTCTCGGTAGGCTTAATATCCATAGAAAATTTAGCAAACTCTATTTTAAGGTAGGCCCATCCTTGTGGAGAAATGTACCAAGCTAAGCTTTCGGCGCTAAATTTCAAAGGTAAGGCCTTCCAGAAAGCCTCAAGCGGATATTTTTCTATTAATTTTTTTGTGAAGCCCATTTCACGGGAAACGATACCTTTGTTCTTCCAAATAGCTTTTGGATTATCCAGAAGCTTATTGATAATGAACTGATTTAAGGTAGGTTTGCGCTTCCGTTTAGCGGCCATAGATGAATGGTGCGCGAAACAGGGAAGTAAGTCAAGACGTTTTACTTGTTGAAATAACCGTAGGGAGTTCCTTCTACCAAAGGCTTATCCCAAGGGTTTAAGGCAATACTGGTGCGTGGCAACTGTTCGTTCTCGCAAATAATTGGGGACACAACGTGTGGATAACGAGGGTCAAAAACGACTAATCTATTGTACCTGAAATCAATTTTAACCCACTCTGGCCCGTCGACATTTAAAACATTATGCTTAGTTTTAGGTCTTTCAAACTCGTCCAAAGCGCTCATGCCTAACGTATTTATATACAGATCACCCCCACTAATGGGCTCGTTAGGCCCTAAAAAAAATACAGAAGAAAATATAGGGCTGATAATTTCATTATTTAAATCGTAATGACCTTCGTCTTTGTCTACGTGATAGGCCCCATGGCTATGGTTGTACCACATTTCAAAATAAAGAGTTTTTTTGTTTGTGTCAAAATGAGAAGCGTGCTTATCCCATATGTGCTTGAACACTGAAGAGTGGTTAAAATACTCTTCCCCTTCATTAAAATTTAAAATTTTATCTTTTTCGCAAAAATAATTTAAGTCAGGTTCAGCTAGCAGATAGTCGTAAAGACTGTCTATCTTGCTAGTGTCATTAAAGACGTTGTCAAAAATGCAAATGTAATCATCCATTTTTTTTCAACCGAATGTCATTGTTTACCATTCTGGTTACTAAACCATTAAAGTCCCATTCAGGTTTCCATCCTAGCTCTTCTCTTATTGGGGTAGAATCGCCATAAAGAATATCCACCTCACAGGGGCGATAAAATTTCTCAGATATTACTACTAATGGAGTCTTGTCAAGGGAGCATGTATATTTTTCGTTTATCCCTTCTCCGCTCCACGTGCCTTCAATACCAGCAGATTCAAAAGCTACTTCAACAAACTCTTTTATTGTATGAGTCTCGTTGCTGGATAGAATATATTCTTTTGGCTCATCTTGATTAAGCATAAGCCAAACTCCATGAATGAAATCTTCAGAGTCAGACCAATCTCGCTTGGAATTTATATTGCCTAGCGAGATCGGATCAAACTCCTTCCCTTGGTCCATTGCGCATAATATACGAGCAACTCCCTTGGTAATTTTACGGGTAACGAACTCTTCGCCTCTTCGGATACCCTCGTGATTATACAAGATGCCATGAATGGCGAAGATTCCATAGGACTCTCTATAAACTTTAACTAAATATCTAGCCGCTACTTTGGATACTCCATATGGGCTTCTGGGTTTAGGTGGGTGAGCTTTATCTTGTGGGCTGTAATCTACGTCTCCCATCTCTTCTGAACTTCCGGCACTGTAATACCTACATTTAGGTTGATATCTCCTAATAGCCTCTAAGCACCTAATTGTGCCGACAGTATTAGTGTCCATTACGTGCTCGGGCATATCCCAACTACATCCAACAAAAGAGTTGGCGGCGAAATTTATAAAATAGTCTGGTTGAATCTCTTGTACTAATTTAGCGATTGAAAAGCTGTCCGTTAGGTCTCCGTAAACTAACTGAAACCTTTCGTCATCAATAAAATCAGTACAGTTTTCTAAATTTATGTTAGACGACCTTCTTGCCATACCAAAAATTAAGTGATCGGTATTTTTTAGCAAGTAATCAACCATGTTGGAACCGTCTTGCCCCGTGATTCCTGTTACTAATACTCTCTTAGACATTATCCTTGTACCAATTATAGGTTAAATCGAGACCTTCTTCTAAAGAGTATTTGTGACTCCAGCCTAATTTGTTTATACGAGAGTTGTCTCCAACACGCCTTAATACTCCGTCTGGCTTTCTATCGTCAAACAATATATCGCCCTCGTAACCAACAACTTGAGCTATCTTTTGAGCCAAGCCTTCTATTGACCACTCTTCCCCTGTTCCCACGTTTAAATGTGTGGCTCCGTTTTCGTAGACATCGGCTGCTGTAATATTTTCAATAGCAAAAGCGCAAGCATCAGCCAAGTCGTCAACATATTGAAACTCTCTTTTAGCTTTACCCGTACCCCACACCTTAACAGAAGGCACGCCGTCTCGTTTAGCTTCATGAAAACGTCGTAAAAGGGCTGGTAAAACATGAGAATTCTCGGGGTGAAAATTATCATTAGGCCCGTATTGATTCGTTGGCATCAAAGAAAAGAAATCACAATCATGCTGGCGGTAATAACTTTGACACATCTTAATTCCAGCTATCTTTGCTACGGCATAGGGTTCGTTAGTAGGCTCAAGGGGTGAAGTCAGTAAGTATTCTTCCTTGATTGGTTGCTCGGCAAACTTTGGGTAAATACATATACTACCTAAAAAAATTAACTTCTTAACTTTGTTTTCAAAGCAGCTGTGAATTATATTATTTTGAATCTGTAAATTTTGATAAATGAAATCTGCTGGATAGATATTGTTAGCGTGAATACCTCCAACTTTGGCTGCGGCATCTATGACAACGTCTGGCTTATTCGCTTCGAAGAAGTACCCTACCGCCCTTTGGTCGAGCAGATCTAAGCTATGCCTATTAGCATAAATTACTTCAACGTCTTCTCCCGCTAACCTTCTCTTGATGGCTGAACCAACAAGACCATTATGCCCTGCTATGAATATTTTCATTTTTTAAGTATTTCTGTTAAATGTCTTTCCAGCCACGTTACAACATCTCCGGTAGGTTCCCACCCTAACACTTCCTTAGCTTTAGAATTATCCGCTAAGGTCTGTTTGGGCTCTAATCTTGCCGGTAAATAATCGCAGGGCAGTTTGAAAACGTCTGCAATCTCTTGAACGCTTCTGTTTTCTCCGTTCCCTATATTGAAAGCTTCTCCCGCGAACTTTTTATCACACTTAGAGGCTAAGATATTGGCGTTTACAACATCGCCTACATAAGTAAAATCCCTGCGTTGCTGCCCGTTTCCATATATAGTTAAATTTTTTCCTTCAAGTGCTTGTCTGATAAATATACCCATAACAAGGCAGTAAGCTCCTTTTGTTGGGGCTCCTTCCCCGTAAACATTAAAGTATCTTAAACATACCGTATCCAAATCATGAATACGAGAATATAACTGGCAGTACTGTTCTCCGATTAATTTTTGTAGGCCGTAGGGGCTTAAGGGGTTAGGCTCTAACGTTTCGGGAGTTGGGAAAACTTCTGTATCACCATAAAGAGAAGAAGAGGAAGTAAAAACAAACCTTCTAACCTTAGCTTTTCGCGCATACTCCAGCATGTTTAATGTTCCCTCAACATTAGTTGCGTTATAAAGCACCGGATTCTCAATTGAAGGCTGCACTCTTGCTCTCGCAGCTAAATGAAAAACAGTGTCTACGCCTTCAAAAGCCGCGTTTAGTTTATCATGTAACCCTGTTTGGCATTTTATGTATGATATATCACCAGAAATTGTTGTTACAGATTCTTTGATACTGTTTTCGTTGAGTAATTCTCCACCGGATGAGGAATGATTATCTATAACCACTACCTCGTGCCCTTGCTTTACTAATTCTTTTACAAGTGTTGATCCAATAAATCCTGCTCCGCCTGTTACTAAATATTTCATAATTTTTTTAACACTATCTCACGGTTAAAAGTAGAAAACTCTTTGTAGAAAATTCTTGTATTCCTAACCACCTCTTTTTCTGAAAAAAAATCTAAAAAATCTTTATTTAAATCGTTTACGTCATTAACCCCGTACTCGTCGTTTGGGACGTCAACTTGTAAATGAAATAAACCGTACCCGCCTTTCTTAAGAACCCTAAAAGCTTCCGAGGAAAATTTTTCAGGATAAAGAGCATGATCGAAAACATTAGTGAAAACAAAATCAAACGTTTCATTTTCGTCTGTCAAAGCGTGAAAATCGCCCTCTTTAACTAGTGGTTCATGAGCGACTAGATCGATACCGATAGCATCTTTACCCATGTCAATTAAGGCTTGGACCTCTTGACCTGTCCTTGCTCCTATGCATAAACATTGCTGACCAACAAACTCAATATTGTTATTAAAAATTTTTTTAAAACCGTTAAGTTTGAGATCCCACTCTTCAGTAAGCCATTTTTTTCTACGATCAGGGTCGCAAGTTTTATGTTTTTGTAAGTCTATATATTGAGAATATTCCACGATCTTAACTCCATTGAAACCAACCGGGATAATTGGTTTGCCCTAGATTTTTGTTTCCTGTTTTTTTCATGGCTCTCCAAGGGCCAAAGACGCCTACTTTGGAAGCGTTACTTAAGGCGGCTGCCCACCAAGCAAAAGTGCTATAACCAAAAATAATTTTATCATAACTCATAATTCTATAAAAATCAGAACTGAGATTACCGTTACAAAAGTTTATTTTATACGAATTTGAAAATTTTTCAACTAATTCGTTTACATAATTAGCAGCTTTTGCAGACATTTCAAGAGTATTTTCTTGGACCTTAACGTGGTATCTGTATTGTAAAAGCTCATCGTGTTTAAACTGCCTCCACTCAGGGAGATCGGAAATAATGTAAAGTTTATTGAAATTCATTTGATCTAAACCGCGTTTATATTTCTCAAAAGTAAGAAAAGCTTCTTCTTTATAGGTCGCAGGGATAAATAACCTGTCCCCTAATCTTAGATGTAACACCGCGTTTTCTTTATCTATAACATCAGGTCTAATAAACCAAGATCTAATTTTTTCAAGATGGGTTCCGTATAGCGTATAATCCTCGAAATAACCATTAAGTAAATAGTTGCACTTTGAAGGGTTCTCTAACTCGGACTTGGCCTGCTGCTCGGTAGTCACCTGTTTTAAGGGAAGTCCGTTTTCAAAAATTTTATTAGAAAAATATACAGAAACATTTTCATAGGTGTCGTCTGCTACTAGTAAGTCTAGGCAATCTATTCCAAAGTAGTCTGTAATAGGAGAGAGAATATAAATCTTAGCTCCGATTTTTTCAGCTAATAATTTAGCGTAAACAAATTGGAATAAGTTATTACCAAACCCTACGGTAAAGTCTACTCTTATAACAGGTTGATTTGTCATTTTTTAATAATTTTCAAAAGGTAAACTTCATCTTCTAGTTCGTAAAAAGTAAAATTAATATGAAGCGTGTTCAGAAAATTTACAAGTTTTTCAAAATTAAAATGATTGTAAACTAAACCGTTGTATCGCTTAACTATTATGCCTGTAGATGTTTTTGTAGCTGGAAGCGAAATCCCATCTCTTTTCGTTAATGGAAAGACATCTCCTTCGTTAAGAATTTCGTCGTTATCTTTGCAGGAAATTATCGTTTCTTCAAAATGCTTAAAAAAAGATATATACAATATATCTTTTGTGACCCTCAGCATTTCTTTGACGTGTTCATCAAATTCTGATTGATGATTCATTACGTCGATGCATGACGTGATATCAAATTCATCATTTTTAAAGGGCATTTTGTTTAAAGGGCATTCAGTTACATTAATATTTTTAGATAAACCGTACTCAATATATTTCTTGGTGATTTCAGTTGCTTTGTAGTTAACGTCTAAATTATTGTGTTTGAAACCAAAATATTGAGAAAAAGTACCAGCTCCGCAATCCAGAAAATTAATACCTTTTTTGTCTTTAATCTCCTCTCTTATATAAGTTTTTACTGCCGAGTTGTAGTCCCCGCACCATTGATTCATAACATCAACAGTTGGGCCATCTTGCCAAAAGTTTGGATTGGTTTTAGGAATTAGCCCGGTCATACTATCTGATCTACCCAGTTTCCGTGATGATCCACTAACTTTTCTTTTTCGTTTCTGTATGGAAAATCTGCTACTTTTGTACTTTTGTCAAATTGAGTGAATGGCCTACATACATCTGGTATATATTGAACATTTATGCCGTTTTGCATTAAATACCCCTCCCAAGCGTGTTCCGTGCATAAAAAGTTACTATCCTTTCTATTTGGGTCTTCCCCTTTAAGGTATTCGTAAGAGCAGTATTTTTCAAATACATGTGGGTTAGCCATCGCAAAAAAACATAAATCCCTATGTCTAGATGGCATAAAAACTGTGCTGTATATTGTAGTATCGTTAAAGGGGAAATCCTTAACTTCAACAGGCTGCAAGTACATAGAATTGTCAGGCCTGCATCTAATTATAACATCGTAATCGTCATGGGACTTAGCCATAGCAAAACCTTTACCTATGTTATCTATTTGATTTTGCATCCTTGTTCTGAAGTAGCCAAGGGTGCCAAAGTCGTCTTCTGTTAACTTTTCATTATTATCTACTTCCACAAGTTTTAAGTGACTGCCGTATATTTCTGTTACATTAGATATTATCTCATCTTTACTGTAACATGCGGTTCTGTAATATTTTTGATCTAAGCTCTGACCGCAGCTGTGAATAGTATTTTGAGTGCATGCATAAACAAAAACATCTGCGTTGTTGGGTTCTATAAGATGCTTGACATGATTAAGGCAATTTATCTTATAGTCTCTAAGTTGACCTGTTATAAGTACCGCTGTTTTCATTCTAGATAAGATGGCTTGACATTGTCTCTGCAAGTTTTGCAAACCCCCTCTTTGGGGCCGTCTTCTTTATGGTGCTCCCTCCAAGGTTTGTAGGTGTCGCTAGCATGTATGTCCCATAATTTACCTTGGTTTATGTGCCCCATTCTACCTTCGTCGTAAGGCTCCACGTCAGACCTTAGGGCGCAACACACCATAACGTGCCCGTTGTAATCAATATACATATTATGAAACGGCTGAAGGCATCGTTGTGTTCTGGTATAATCTTCTGCAATTGGGACAACGCCGCCTCGACTAGACCCATCCAGCGAAAAGTTTCTAGCTCTTAAGTGGATAGTGGTGTTTTTATGCGAAAGGTCGTATTCAATTTTACATCCGTCTATATCTACGAGTGTTTGATATGGTAGCCCTATTTTGTTAAGCTTTGTAAGCATCTTTTCTTTAACTTTAGAATGCTCGTACCTTTCCTCGTTTGCTAAGTACTGCTGAATCCAGATTTGATCTAAGCCAATGTCGCAAAGCTCCTCTATATAATCACGGGTTATGTAGTCTCCGTTAGTGTTTGTTCTTAAGGTTGCTTTAGGGAGCATTTCGCGAGCCTGCCTTACTCTCCTTGTAAAAACTTCTCGGTAAGCAAGAGGTTCATTATATCTACTGTATGTTAATTCTCCCGAATAGTCTATTTCTTGGAGCTGTCCTATGAGGTCTAGGTATACGTCCTCATGCATAAAGGTTGTTTCAGATATGCGGTCTACGTAGGAATTAGGACAAAACCAACACTTTCTATTGCAGAAAGAAAAAATTTCTATCTCTATGAGTTTTAAATTGTCTTTGAATTTTGCTTTATTATCCACTTAAGTCTTTCGTAAATTTTGGTAGGAGTTAAATTATCTAACGCAAAATTATATGCGTTTTTGCTTATAAATTCTTGTTTTTCTAACGCTTCATTTATTTTTTCATTAAGATTTGACAGATCCGTCTTGTATCGAACACAGTTAAATCCGTCCTCCCATTGGTCGTAATAACCGCTAGGAGTTTCGTTTGTAAGCAAAACAGCTCCGCAAAATAAAATTTCAGAATGACGAGGATTCATGTCCCAAGCTGGCCCAGTCGCAGCATACCAAATCTTACTTTCATTTAGTTTTTTTACATATTCAGGCTGGGACATTCTATAGGATTGACTGGGGTCGTCAGAGCCATTCCAAAAAATAGACAAGTCTTTTCTTTCTTTGATAAGATCACGCGCCTTAAACCTTATGTTTAATAATTCTTCTGGTACACCCTGCTTGTTTTCATGCATAGCACCGCTGAAGCTTATGTCGTATTGTTTTTTAACATCAGGAATAATCTTGAAAGTATCAGGATCTGCTCCATATGGTAAAGTGAAAGTTTGTATACCTGAGTCTTTTTGTATTTCTTTTTCTAGGGGGGTGGAAGTTAGAATCAAATCTACCTTATGGCTTTTACAGAAGTTTATTTTTTCTTGATAGGAGTTTTTTACTTTATGTAAGTATGCTATTTTTAAAGCCTTTGTATTCAGGAAGTTAGAAAAATGTTTTTCATAACATTTGCTATCGAAAAAACCCAAGCCTAAAAAAATACAATTCTCTTTAGAAAGAGATTCTGGTATGTCTTGGATAGAATTTGGATTTAGGGCTACTTGGGCATCTTCATTTTTTACTATTTCTTTTGCTAATGTAGAGTAATAAGAAAACTGTTGATAGTGAAAATGAGGCTCTATGATATAAAAGGTCATTTGTTTAGGTCTTGCACGCTTGGCGCGGTGTCTTGTAGTCTTCTGTATTTACCTAAGTCGTGGTATCCCTCCTCAACAGCTTTAAAATCAAAAATTTCCTCTTGAACAAAATGCGCAAATAGGCTAATTATTTCATTGTCTCCCCAGCGGTATTTGTAGATACCTCCACTTTCGTTGACCTCATTTATCCAAAGTTTCCATATATCAGTTTTAAACATTGATGTTTTAAGAACGTAAGTGTCACACCAATCTAAAAAGTGAAAGTCACTTTCAGCAGTATCGCTATCTACCAGATTTAATAACTTTTTATTTTTGGGAGTTATGTTGTTATTTTTTAAGAAATTAACTGTTAGTTCACAAAGCCCAATTCTGGTGTCTAAGTGGCCTTGATGAGGTTTGCCGTCTCTTAACCTTTGGCCTGATTTAAAGCTGCCTAAAAATTCTTCCCGCTCAGAGAGAATTTCAAATGGGTTGTAGGGTAATTCTGAATTGTATCCAGCTTCATCGTCGTGAACCATTACATAATCATGTTTATGAAACTTAGTATTGGGATACTCAAACATATTGCTAACAAAATGACACATATGCAAGTAGCCAATCCTGTGTACAGAAAAGTGATTATGCACATACCACAAATCTCTATTGAAAAATAAATCTTCGTTTTTTACATGCTTTGGGGTATTATAGTCTATTTTGATAAATTGAATGTAATCCCCTATTTGCTCATGAGCAGACTTTAGTAAATCGGGGTGAGAATATATATCGTCAAAATAATGAACGTAGACAGGGTAGTTGTATTTATAATTAAAGTTATCATGTAGTGACTTTAGAGAGTTACCTATACAATTCTCTCGTGAGGATATATAAGAAATACAAGCGTTATAATTTTTCATAAGTGTTCCTCGTATTGATTAGCTACGTAACTAATATCTAGATCAGGCCTATCAAAAAGCGTTGATTTTTCTATAACCTCTAAAACACCATCAACAATTATTTTTGTATCTACTTTTGGTGGGTTGTAAAGAGGAACTTTAGTGCCTATATCATAGTCTTCTTCTAACTGAATAACTACTCCGTCATCTTTAACTAGCTCCTTAGTGCCACCGTTATGAGAGCATAGAACTGGAGCTCCGCAAGACAAGGCCTCTACAACAGTATTTGGGCACCAATCTAGCCAAGCTAAATGAATCATAGCGTCAGCCATTGTATAAATAGAAGCGGTATCGTTAGGTTTCAGTAAGGGCGTTAATATAACATTGTCAGGTATTGAAGATTTGTCTTTTATATATTCAAAACCTCCTAACGCAATCAGTAATACGTTTTTAAGTTTAGGGTCTTTAAATGCCTCTATAGTTTCCTCTAACCTTTTATGCCTGCGCCAAGAAGCTGAAGCAACGCATATTTTTTCGTATTTGGAAAAAACTGGATTTTCATACTTTATGGGTTTCGCGTTTGAGATAAAATCTTGCTGGTCTATACCATTAGCGATAATAGTGAAAGGTTTATCCTTGTAAAAAGCGTGATACATTTCTTTTGAGAACTCGGACTGGTAAACTATATAGTCTGCTTCGTCAAAGCTCTTAAAAATACCCGCATTCATTTGATCATTATTGGGATTATCCGAATCAAAATAAAGACCATCTAGCCTAAGCATGTTAAAAGGGCATCCCGGTATTCTCTCCCCTTGTATAATAGAGATATTTTTTTCAGGTACCTCGCCAGATACATACGGGTCTACAAATTTATGACCATTCTTTTCAAACTGCTTTTTAAGACGACCTCCAAAAATACCGGGGCCGCCTGTCGGGCTACAGTTATTTATATAAAAACTAAAACTCATTCTACAAAACCTCTATTCCTTATAAATTTTTCTAATTGCATTTGGTATTGATGCGCTTCACCACCTATCTCCTGATATCCTCTATACAGATAGCATGGGTTTTCTAAAAAATGTGTGTGTTCGTTATTTTTATGAATCACGTGAATAATGGGAAGCATAAAAGTTTGGTCTTCACACCTTTTCATCCAGTCGCCATTTTCATCTTTAAAATTATCTGGGTTAACTCTTTTATAATACCCCAGCTTAAAAGTTCTAAAATGACTGCTTACCCAAGGATGTTTATATACATCTTGAGAGTCGTCTAAATTGTTTGAACATAAATTAATACCATACGGCTCCCAGATGTTTGATGTCCAAACAGCTCCTAAATTTGCGCTATTGTAAAGCCTATTAATCCACTGTAAAGCGCGCCTTTCACAGAGTTGGTCGTCAGCATCTATGACCCCTATAATCGAGTCTGTGTCGTCAAGAGAATCTAAAACGCGAGCCGTGTTGGCTACGGCATAAAGTCGGTCACCATTGTTTTCCCAGACTTTTATTGCGCCGGGTGGGTAATCGACGGGAAAAGGCATAACGCACTGAAGGTCGGATTCTATCTGCCTACATAAAGAAATAACCTCGTTAGAGGTTTTGTCGATAGCTAAATGAAGCCTAAAATTATAATGACTTTGGACTAAAACACTAGATACTAGCCTTTTAATGTTATGCAAACAGTCACCATGAATCCTAGCAATTAACTCAAACTTATGAGTTTTTGATGTAATAATTCTGGCCTTTCTTTTAAGTATTCTTCTATCTCCTCTAAGGTGGAGTTCCACCAGCTTTCAGAGGTGTGCTGGGAATTTTCATTTGTTATAACTTCCAACCCCATAAGTTTCGCTTCGATAGTTATCCTTGGGCAGGTATCCTCAATAGTGGGTAAAAATATTAATCCTTTATACTCACTTAGTTTATCAAGCATTTCATCATGCGTGTTTGTTTTAAACACATCGTAAGCTAAATTTTTAGTCACGGCATAATTAATTGACTTTGTAACACCTTTAGCTTCAGAGTGCCAACCTTGATGGCCATCAATCACTGCATACTTTTCTGATTTAGGCTTACTTCTGTACTCTTTCATTTTTTTGAAAGAATCGCTAGTAAAACAGGATGATAAAACTATAGACTGCTCACCTTTTATGCCGATTGCCTGTTGATGAATCTGACGTTGCGCCTCTGACATGTAGAAGACAGCGGAGCTGTTTTCTTTTATTTGGTAGTATAAATTTTTTAGTGTTGCTGTTTCTGGGTTTACCAGACAATCGCACTCTTTTTTACCTAAAACGCGGTGCGGGGTTGGCCCTCTGAACCTGCAAAATCCATAATCAAAATCTATTTTAATAGAGGTTCTATTTTTTATAACCTCTAACAATGACTCATAAGATTCTCTAGAGAGTCCTAAGGTGTTACCTATAATCCAAACTTTAGGGTGCTTGAATTGTAAATGAGTTTTTGTTAGCTCTGAAGTCGTAATAAACTCACACTCATCTTTAAAAGGCTCTGTTATGGCCTCTAAAGTAAGTGACGTTCCTCCTAGCTGTATAGCGGAGTCGTCTATTACGGTATATTTTATCATTCAAGAGTAAAATTGGAATTATCCACTTTACCTCTATCTAGTGGATGTTTAGCGCCTTTATTTTTCTTGGAATAGTCCTCAAAATGTTTTTGCTTAACAGGATCGTGTCCAAGCTTCTCGGTTCTTTTCTCGGAAGCTTCCGCTGACTGATCCCACAAGTCTCCAATAGTTGAAGCTTTAGCTTTCTCCCTAAATTCTTTTTGAGAAAAAGGATCAATCTTTGTATCTATTGAAGCGTTAGGTACGGTATAAACTCTGTTATAAGCAACTCCATCGACTTCATATTCATGAGCCTCGTGGATAGTCTGCCAAACAGTTATTTTTTCGCCGGTTTCAGGGTGTTCATAAATATACTCAGGCATTTATTTCTCCTTGTGGTTGCATGATGTCCGTGATACTTTTGACTGTCTTTTCGTAGGTAAACTCATCTTGCAGTTTTAACCCTTCAGTGTTTACGGGGGAAGACTTGTATCTTTCTACAGCTTGCTCGCAGCCAGCGATGAATTCATCTTCATTAAAGGTAAATATATTCCCCTGATTAAAAGCTCCACCTTTATTAAAAAATATACCGTCGGCAGCTTCTTCTTTTCCGTTAGGTTTTATCATAACGGCATTTTTTTCATTCGCCCACTCTTGGTAACCCGGCGCATCAAGTATAACCGCATGTTTTCCTAGAGCAGTAGATTGAAATTCTGGTAAGCCCCAACCCTCTCCCCCGGACATACCTATAACAATGTTAGAAGAGTTTAGAAAATCATTATACAGAACATTTTTCTGCATACTCCCTAAAAAGTTAAGATTAAAATAACTTTTGCCGTCAAGTATGTGGGAAAGCCTACTTTTGAAATCCTCTTCTTTCATGAAGGGGTTTGTAATAGCGCACTGCAAAACGTAGTCTTTATTATTGCCGTACTTTTTAACCCAAGCCTGAATGACTTCTTTGTGGTGCTTTCTTTTTTCTAACTTACCGGTAAGATTAAAGACGATTTTACCCTCAAGGTACTGCTGATCTTTTACTTTAAAATTGTTTTTATCGAAACCTAAAGGAACGTAGTGGCAGTTAGTCAAACCAACTGCCTCAAAAATTTCTTTAGCGTGATTGCTACTTACGATTATATTGGATTGATTTTTAGCAATATTTACTTCATATGTCGTAGGATGATCTAATTCATAAAAAGTAAAAAGAGTCTGACTCTTGCTGTAAGACGATAAACTTTCATGGTTTAAGTGCCACAGCTTTAAGATAGGCGTAGACCTTTTGTACTCTTCAAAGGACTTTTTAATGCAGGACTCTATCCACTTGGTGAAATCCTTGTCCGCTTCTTGTGAGTTGAGGTCAACTTGGCCTATTGTGAAAATAAAAGGTTGCACGCCCTTCTGGTAATATTCACGCAGAAGGGCAGTGCTAACCTGACCAAAGCTTACACCGTTAATTGGAAGATGTAAGGCTATGTCCGACATTAAAACAATGGGTCGTTATTGGATTGATCTGTAGTCGCAGCCGTGGTCTCGGCTTTATTAGAGCGCTCCTCGCGTGGTTCGCTAAGATAGATGCGAAGATCGGGAGCGTTCTCGCTTTTAACAGTTCCGTCGTCATTGTACTTAGCCTTGTTCTTGAAGACTACGAGCTGCACCTTGCCAGATGCGCCCTTAACTTCAATGTGGCCAGTCATGTACTGAGAACCATTGTTGCTTTTCTTTGCCCAAAGAGCGCCTAATTCACGCTCTTTCCAGTCGTTGTTCTTTTGTTCGGTAGACATAAGAGTCTGTATATTATACCCCTCTGGCAGGGGTGTCAACACTTTTTTTAAACATTGTCTAAAAATTTATTGCTTTTGATTTTTTTTCTTAAAATTTCCAAACCTCTGTTATGTAGGTTTATAGCTGTTTGAGTGCTAATGTCAAGTCTTTTTGCAATTAGAGACCATGAAGGCTTTTTAACCTCTTTGGAATACCTCATTGAGAAAATATTTTGAATCCTGTCGTCTCGTAGCTGTTTTAAAATGTTATTAGTATACTCAAAGATACCGGAATCCTCTTCTTCTGGTGGCTCTTTTAATACATCCAACATGTCATCTTCAAGCGTTACTAGCCTGTCTTTAGACTTTTTATTAATTTCATTAAGGCAGCTGTATTTAACTTGGTTGGCTAACCAAGTAGAAAATTTTACATTTTTTTCAGTGTTAAAAGTCTTTGCTGAATTCCAAATAATTAAATTTTTTTCAGCATGTTTCTCTTGGATGCAGATATCATTGGCGCAAAAAGTCTTTGCGTATTTTTTCATTATTTTAAAGCAAAGTCCAGTGTGCCTATTTGCGAGCTCTAGTAAGCTTTCCTCACAATTAGTATTTTTTACATTATTTACTAGACAATTATCCGTTACATTATCCCAGCAGCCTGTTTCCATAAGTCAACCTTATACCCGAAATCTTTAAAAAAACACACGTTATCCCTCTCCATGGCAAGAACATAACGATGGTGCCTCTTAAAGAGACGTGGCAATATTATAATATACTCAATTAAATCTTCTAAATTTTTTTCTCTAAAAATATAAGAGTCGCAAAAAGAGTCATCATTCAGGTCATCAGAACATATGAAAATTTCTACTAAATAATAATTCTCATCATTCCCTAACGCTTTTACATCTTTGCCGTTAAATTTTACTATTCGAATCTCGTAATCGAATAGAGCGTAGTGATTATCAAAAGAAAAACTTAAAGCCTTATTGGCGTTCTCAGGGGAAAAGTCCATGCGGGCATTTTTACCGTAATAAGCTACGATAGGTTGGCATAAACTATCCTCTGCGGTATCATTCAACATATATTTTTTTAAGCCACTTGAGTAATTTTCGGCAGTTAAAGATCATATCTCCATAATTCTTTTCAGTTCTCCAATTTAAAGAAAAATCTGCTAATTTTTTCACCCGATGATCGTTTTTCTCCTCAGAAGGATTTGCAGGTTTTATAAAATGTCTTTCTCCATCGATTTCGTCGTACCTTGAAACGTGAATCAATACGCCGTTTGCTTTTTTTGTAAGCCAAAA